CCCCAGATGAATTCCGGGCCAACACTGCGACACACGCAAGTGGTGGGCTCAATACGATGGTGCCGGCGGTGTGAAGTGGCACCAAAGCGCTGTAAAATAGATTGTAGGGCCCAGCCTTAAGCCCCAGAACAATCAGCCTGTATAGACGGAAGGCGGCTACGCTCGCGTCTGACAATTACGATAGGATAGTAGGATATCAGCCCTGATCGACAGCCCCAGTCGGACCGGCGTCAGCATTGACAGTAGAGGTTTTGGTACACAACCCACAAGAACAAGTCTCACTTGAAGACGAAGATGACATACAACCAACCCCGGCGCCAGCCTGGAAAGGGGGTTGTGCTGTAGGGCCAGAGACAGCGCCAGAATCAAGAACAGCCAACTGACAAAGAACAGTGTCTAGTTGCTTGACGGAAACAAGGACTTCCGCCAGGACTGCGGAGTACTGTTTCTTGATGGCGGCTTCTTTGCTATTGCCCGGTGCGAAGTTACGAACTCGCACCTGCCTCTCGATGATCATGTCGACCAATTCCTTGAAGTTGGACATAGGTAGTGACGTTTTTATTTAACTGGGTATTTTTATGGTTGAGTGTATGTTTAGGGGAGGAGGTTCAGGTCCATAGGGGCCTTGCTGATGGTGATGGCAACAGAAGTGATGGTGCCACTTGAAAGAGTAGGAATCGTCAACACATCCCCGGGCCGCACAGTGAACTTATAGATCTGAAGGGCACCAGCTGCAGTAGCCAGTGACGCGATCTGTCCAGTTGTGTTGTCGGATAGGGCTAGTGTTGAAAACTTCCAAGCCTCACCAGCACGCGAATCGAGCGCGTTGTTGGCAGAGGAATCAACCATTGTCAGGGCAGCAGGGACGGGAGTAGAACCAATCCAGTTGAAGGTGACAAAATATGAGCCAGCGTTATTAAACGTGATCTTGTTACCGTACAAACCGAACACAGAAACATCCCCTGAAATGAAACCGTCGGTGTAGGCGGTCTCAAGGGCTAGAGCGGCGGAGTCGGTCGTGACACGCAGCAGCCAAAGAGCTTCTGCTGACATGTCTGGCCCAGGGTCTGATAATTCTACATCATAGATCATTACCAGATTGCCAATACGTGTGGCGGTGGTTTCAGTGGACTCCACCGACACAATGAATGAGCCAGGTGACAGGTCATCGGCATCGTTGACAGCATTGCTGTTACCAAGGGAAGCCAAGGGGGCACCGGCAGACGCCAGAACGAGAGTACGGAAAATCTTTCTCGCGGCGTTCATGACGATGAACTTGGCCTGGTTTCCAATGTCTTTCAACGCACCAGCCACCTGAATGCTCACGGCACCAGCAAGGTTACGAACCCAATGACTAGACACCACACCTTGATCGGAAGAATCAACACGACGAGCGGGTATGATGCCTTTCAGGTAGTACGGTGCTATAGTCACGGTGCCGGTCATAGACGTCGATGCTGACGTCTCGTATTTAAGTGACACGGAATGAAACCGAATCACTTGGAAGTGGCGAGAAACTTGGGACAACCAGGGAGCGGATTTGCCAGAGATCTGAACAGCATAGGTATGGACAGACGTGCCAGAACCATACACGTTGTCAATCTGCTCTTGATTCTGAATCCGAACGCTTTTGAGCGCATTGACCCGGGGCCCGTCAAAACGAATGGCTTTCGCCACCGTGACGGGACGCCCAGGCAAGTACCCATTAGCGCGCTTGGCACCACCCTGGTTTTGGGGACGCTTCTTCGCTTTGCCTTTGCCCTTTACCATATTTACAATAAAAGTACAAAATTTACAAATTCTATCGCCGGTTGTCAAGCCGGTTCGGCTAATTACAACGGGGGCCGCACCCCGGCACCAACCTCAACCTTCTTGACTGAAGGTGGCAAACTTTTCTTATCTTTAGTTCGCGGGGCCCCTAGAGGCTTTGGATGTGTCGGACACTTCGTCGCATCAATGCAGACGTGTTGACCATGGGTTTGTGTCCAATCATCCACCACGTTCCGAAGAGCACCTGAAGTGACTTGATTGTCACTTGAGGCGGTGGCCTTCAGAGCATCAAGATCAGATTGTTCTAAAGGCACACCTGGGAGCGTAATGTCATTCTGTTGGTCTGACACGACGGCCACAGCTAATACTGGGTTGGCCGGGTCTTTCGACTCGAGGTTGTCTATGGCGGGACGGGCGTACAGGGGGGCCCGGGAGATGAAGTCTTCTACTGCATCAAGATCAACTCTGCGTCCACAATAAAGTGGCATCTTTGTCCCGCGTTTTGGTTCGTATGCAAGCCATTGACCCAGGTGGACTAGAATTTCCTCCAGCCCACAAATGGACATGTACTCTTCCTGGTCGGCGGTTGACATGGCCGGCCAGGTGCCGCTTATTGGTTTATAAACGGCCCAAGGTGTGTCTAAACGTTCCTCCCACACGTTCTCCAATTCTTTTGTGTCAAGCCCTGCGATCTCCACAACTTTTGTGGCGATGACACCAATTATCGGGGACTCACTGTCAGTGACAGCGTAGGAAACAAACTTGTCGAGGGCGGCAACCCCGTTGCGCAAGGACGCAGGGGCACGAGTGACATGCATTTTACGGAGCTGTCTATGCACATCACAAGTGTTGCCAGGGTTTCCATACCAGATTTCTCTGCCGAACACCCTACTGACAAAGTTTATGCCAGGTTCCCCAAACGGGAACTCCTGGACTTTGATCGTGAAACCTTTCTCTTCGCAGAACTCACGGAACGCACGGATAATCAAATCAGCGACGGCATTGTCATCTCCATAAAACAAGGCACGCCGCTTAATCAGGCCGCACACATGGTTAAATGCGTCTAACCGGCTCATGCCACCACGCCTAAATGAAATGTAAGTGTACAACATATTCATCAAGGTGTTAAAGAAAGTGGTGGCTTGAGTACCGGTATCAACCGCATTACCCTGGCCTGCGACGATCGGAATGCGATCCCCACAGTTCACACGATAGATATTACCAGTAAATTGTTTGACGACGCTGTCAACGAGTTGGGGCTGAGACGGGCACACGGCCTTGAGGAAATCACGCTGGAATTTGCGCGAATCAAGGTCGGCGTGACCATCATAGAACTGGTAGTCATTACAGGCTACGCTCTCGACGGCGTTAGTGGCCACATCGGTCATGGCTTCACTAATCTCTGGTGGGGTCATCCCTGGGGCATAGCTAGGTATCTGCCTGGCCCAAATTTGCAGAGGGTAAAACAAGGAAGCATTGGCATTGCGCACTTTGGGATGTTGATTATTAATCAATCGACCAGCGTTGATCTTAACACTGTCGGCTGGCAACCCGCCTTTACCTCCACCCTCCAACTTAGGGAATCCCTTAATCACGATCGGCCCGTCATCTGGGATTATGACGGGGAACTCAGCTGACTCAATAGTCCTGCGCCGCCGAGTCTCACCACGGGCATGCTCTTCGATCCGTTCAGGATCCCAAGGGATCACGGTACCAAAGGTCTTGATGAGATCATCGACGAACTCACGCGCATAATTGACGTTGTTCAGTTGAGACTTACGGGCTGAGACTTTGACTTGTGGGATCGTCACTCTCTCCCGTATGCCGACTAGGGTGTTACCAAGACACCGGATAGATCCCAGCGTCCCGTCGACAATTGGTGGCATGAAGTTGCGCAAGCCTGAGTTCTCCTGCAAGCCGTTTGGAATAACGGCCAGAGTGTAGAACTCACGCAAGGGGCCGGCTGGACGATCAACCAGCGAAATGGGTTGCTGGCATTTACTCAGGGCGTACAGCCTCAGAACGTGCGCGTTCTTCAGACCTTCACTGGCGTCCGGGCGACGACCGCCCTTAGCCTGGTAGGTTATCCACATCGACTCAATGGTGGAGTCGAACAAAACAGCGGCCTTCCCTGTAGCTCCCTCGAGGGCACGGACGCGAACTGCGGACAAAAACTCTACCGGAACAGTGCAAGCTAGTTTCTCCTGGCACAGCGATATGGATACGCACGCGCCACCCTCACCAAAGAACTCGATGACGGCGAAATACAGGGTCCTCCCAGCATACACTCCCTTGTCCACGCAGGAAAGGCGGGTCAACTTTCCCTTTTGAAGGTTCGCGGTCATACGTTCCTTCATTAGCCCCGTGTACTGGGCTACGGGTGTGAGCACGACAACAGCTCGGTCTGCACCAATCGGGATCAGGTCACGATAATAGGTGACCGTTCGACGACGCGGTAAGTAACAAGACAGCGTCGGTGGTAGACCACAACACGTGTTGTCGTGGGGGCCGGCAGGTTCGTCGTTCCCCCAAAGCCACACCCACCCTGAGACGGTGAAACAGTCTTGATTGTAGTTCCACAGTTGATGGGACGCGGCAAGACCGCCACGCCAGAACTGCGAATAAACCGAACTACGGTCAGTAGACCATTCACTTTCACCGTCAGAGCCACCCATTGCGGAGGGGACAATGGTGTAGATAAACCATGGCCTGACAGTGAGTACGAGCTCGTTGGGCATATCAAGAAACCAATCAACGTCATGGACAACCATAGCGTCAGACGGGAGAATAGGGTCATTCTTCCATCCTATTGGGAGATCCTTATCGTGATAATACACACGACGCCCTCTGAACTCTTTCTCAGAGGCGGCTGACTGGAGGCAATATTTCGTGCGCCCAGTCGCCCGCAGGCAGTCGTCTATAAAAAGACGAGCCAGACTGCGAAATGAAGCGCCAACCGCGTGGGAATGGTTAGAGTGCAAGGCCTTGTCAGAGACAGGGACGGCAACAGCGCGTATAGAGCTGCGAAATGAGCTGGCGTCCTCCGAACACCAAGCCTCATTTGTTTCATCAAGAAACTGCGTTTGCAAATCTTTCGTACCGTAACGGCAACAGCGATTCATGGGA